CACGCCGTCCTTTTCCTTGGAGAATGCCAAGTGGTACTTCATCGCGGCGGTGATCGAGCCAACGAACAAGAAAGCCTGGTACGTGGTCGGCGATAAGGACAGCGGGACGGCGTGGAAATCGTCTGCGCTGACCTTCACGGGTGAACTGAACCGCTCCTGCACGGCAGACCTTATCTGGGGTATGCTAAACAGTTCCTACTGGTACGCGGGAGGCTTTGACGACTGGTTTCTGGACTGTGATTCGGAACTGACCGCAGACGATCTCATGGATTATTTCCGCTCCGCTGTCATGGCGAATGCCGGAGATACCACGAGCGATGTGGACGGTCTTACAGAGCCGGGAACGGTAACGCTCCGTGCCTCGAACGGAGTATATCCAACTGAGGGCATCCTTACTACGGCGGCTGCGGAATGCAACCTGTCCGGCACGGGTCGTGTGTCCGTGACGAGCGAGTATGTCTCCGGCACGACCGCCATGTCCCTTGTTGAGACTTCTACAAGCGATGACCTTGTCACATGGAGCGATTGGGTGGCCGTTCCTGCGGACGGCAAGCTGCAATCTCCCAACAGGGAGTTCATCCGTTTCCGGGTAACGCTGACCACAACTGATACGAGCCTGACGCCGAAGGTGGTGGATATCCGGCTTTACGATATCCCTCGCTCTCCCTATGAGAAGATCGGCTATGCCCGTCCCGTTGTTCTCGACAGCAACGGCGCATGGGAGGCTGTTCTTGAGAACGCCTACGACATCATCGTAACGGGCGAGATTAACGGTGAGGATACGCTTTCCTTCAAGATTCCTTACCGGGACAGCAAACGGGCATATATCGACAGCGAGAAAAAGATACAGATCGTGGACGATATCTACAAGGTTCGCACGGTTACGGACAGCAAGGACACAGACGGCAGTTCCGTCACGGAGGTGTATGCCGAGGCGGAGTTCTACGATCTTACTTTCTCTGTCAGAAAAGAGGAGCGCACCTTTGAAGCGGAGTACCCGGAAACTGCTATGGCTTACGCTCTTTCCGGCACGGAATGGGCGGTCGGCACGGTCAATGTCAGAACGAAACGCACCTGGACGAGCAGCGAGAAAAACGCGCTTTCCATCCTTCGAAACGTGGCAGACTTACACGGCGGCGATTTGGTCTTTGACTGCGCCAACAGGCTCGTGCATCTGCTGACTGTGAACGGCAAGGACAGCGGTGCGCTGTTCGCCTACAGAAAGAACATGAAGTCTATACAGAGGGTGGTCGATACCCGCAGCCTTGTGACCAGACTCTATGCCGTGGGCGCGGACGGACTGACCTTTGCGGATATCAACAACGGCAAGCCCTATGTGGAGGACTTTTCCTATACGAACGAGATACGCATTTCCACGCTGGACTGCTCGTCTTTCACAAATCCATATCAAATGAAGGAGTATACGGAGATGCGCCTTGCGCAGTACGCTAAGCCCACCATTTCCTATGTGCTGAACGCTATGGATTTATCCGTCCTTACGGGTTACGAGCATGAAGCATGGGAACTTGGGGACTATGTGCGTGTAGAGGACAAGGAACTGGGTATTTCGGTCACAACGAGAATCGTTCGCCGGGAATACAACCTGCAGGAGCCTTGGAACACGGTACTTGAACTATCCACCACGCTGAAGAACCTCGGCAGTTCTGCAAGTCAATGGGACAACGCCGCCGATACGCTGGAAGGCACAAGCATGGTATCCAACGATGATATCCGTGAAATGGTGCCGTTCAACCTGCTGCGAAACTCCCGAGCGGACGATGGCCTTGCTTACTGGACGAGTTCCGGCTTTGTGGCCGATGGTGAAAACGGCGCGTCCGGCACGGCGTCTTTCAAGGCGGAGGGCGTATCCGGCATGACGAAAAGTTTATCGCAGACTGTGTATCCCGCCAACCGCGACAGTTATACCATCTCGGCACAGATCGGCTCGGAGGATTTGGAGAAGCTGTCTGATTCCTCCCAGGTCGGCATCGAGGTCATCATCGAATACGAGGACGGCACGACAGAGAGCCGATTCATCGATCTGTACTGACGGAGGTGGGCTATGGTTTATTTTTCAAAAACGCAGGCGAAAGTATCGCCGGAGCATTACGGGGACAGGATCAAGTCCATCACCGTCCGTATCTGCATCACGAACTGCACGGGAAAACTGTATGTGACGGACATACTCCTCCAGGCGGGAGCGGTCGCTACGGGATGGGTAGGACATCCCTGTGAGATCAAGTGGACGCTCGATGGGTAATGTTGCGTTTATCCGCCTTGCGGAGGTCGTAAACAAAAAGCAGGATAAGCGTGTCGTGAGCGTTACGGTGGTTCCTACCATCACCGATTGCTCCGGCACGATTTATTTTACCGACCTTCAGCTGCAAGAAGGTTCCGCGCTGACGGGCTATGCTCCGCACACCGAGATCTGTCTGAAGGAGTCGGAGAACGCTCCCGTGTGGTTCAACGGCATCGTCCGCTCGGAAGAAACGGTTATCCTTTTGAACCTCGGCAGCACATCGGCGGGGCTTGATATCCACCTCTATCCGAAACAGTACATGGAGGGCGGCTCTGTCACGCTGGCACAGGGAGTCGGCGGCCAGAAAGCCACCTTCCCGAACGCTATGTATGCCGGGGACGATGTGGCTCTTTTGGCATCAACGCGGGAATGTACGAGGAACGGCGCGAAGGAAACGAAGGACGGATTTTATCAGTACAGTGCGGCTTGGGATTCCAAGCACATTGTGTCGTTGCCGCAGGGAAAATCCGCACAGCTTTTATATTCGATGCAGGAAATGGACGATGGAGGTGAATTGCTCTGATGGATGTACTCAAGGGAAAGAAAATCATGGTGTGGACTTTCATGGGCAACGCTCGTATGTACACGGCTCTTCGGAACTACGGTGACCGTATCAGCCAGATCGGACTATTCTCCTTCAAAGTAAGGGTTACCGGGGAAATTTACGAAACGGGCGTGGCCATATCGGATATGCTCACCTATATCAATATGTACCCGCACATCAAGTGGCTCTTGACCGTTGCGAATGACGGAACGAACAGCATCTTCCGCGCCTTAAGAGATAACACGAACGGCGCACAGGATACCTTCCTATCGGAGATCGTCCGCATCATGCAGAAATATCCGTGGTGTGACGGTGTGGACATCGACCTTGAGAAAGGCGATGGCTATTCCACACACGAAGCGTCCACGGCAATGTTCCGCAATATTTACAATACGGTCAAGGCATACGACTCATCCAAGCTGATGAACATCTGTCTGCCGGGTATGACGAGTGTCAACGGCTCAGTCGGCGGTGAGAACTGGTGTGTGTATGCCGATCTCAACAATTACTGCGATACCGCATCCATCATGAGCTACGGAATGGCATGGGCTGGCTCCGCACCGGGACCGGTATCCCCGCGCTCTTGGCTTGAGGGAATCTACGACTATGCGTCCCAGGTCATGGATATGGAGAAGGTGTTCCTCGGAATGCCCGCCTACGGCTGGAACTGGCAGATATACGACAAGCCCGCGAACATCGGCAAGACATACCGCGGCACTTCGCAGACCTACTATGCTGCGCAGAACTGGCTCAAGGGCGTGTATAACTTCACGGACGATGAGCCGCCGCAGCCGTTTATCCCGTTCGTGGGATATTGGGATGATAACAACAAAGTGCCGTGGGCGCTCCCTCATGTATACGACTACATGGAAGGACGGGATGCCGACAGCTATTCCTATCCACAGATGAGCGGGACATATAACGGTAGGCACTATCTGACGGCGTATAGCAAGCAGCAGAAAACCGAATTTGAGAACATCATCATCGACCATGACGGCGGCAATTACGCCAGCGCATCCGGCATCGTATCCATCGAGAACGGCATCGCCACGCTCGGCGATGAAGGCACGGTCACATATCAGTTTACCGTCAGCGCAGCGGGAACTTATGATGTGGCGGTGCGGCTATGCTATCCCTTCTGGGACAAGAACGGCATCTATGTGTCGCTGGACGGAGCAACCACGCACTATACGGAAAGCCGCCTGTGGTGGCCGTACTGGAGAAGCACATTCTGGACTTCGCTTGCAAGCGGCGTGAGCCTA